ACGGACGCGCAATTACATCGAATCGCTCTCGCAAGTAGGCCAATAGTCGACCAACGTTTACACGATCAAGGGCAGAATCTGATGGATGCAAAGTCTTTTGACCCCAGATATACAAGCCTTGTCCTGGCCAGTTGACCAATGGGTTGATTTTCTTCAAGTACAGTGTATCGCGTTGACCTTGGTTTAGTGCAACGGGCACAAACTCATTTTCAGCAGTTACTAGGCCCAAATTACTGATACCACTCAATAAACCGCGTGTTAAACCAGCGGGTGCAAACCACGGATAACTTACCAAGTCGTTGTAGGCAATGCCGCGCAACACTGCATGGCTGGCCGGAACAGCAACATCGTTACCGCTTAGGTCAGTAGACAAGCAGCTTGGATAGTAAATTGCAGCGCCACCGTTGCGTGTTGTCAAACCATCGGCTCCGTTGGTACCAGCATTGGTACCGTTAGCCCATATTGTTACATCACTCATTCTACTTGAGAGCTTCATTGGAGTGTCAGCAATTACGAATGCAGTTTCCTTGCGGTCTACATTCAATGTAATCATTTCATCCACGCATTCAACATAGCCTGGTGTGGCAATGATGTTGAATGCCAGTGTTTCTGCACGAAGATCGTCGTTATCAGTCAAAGCTGACTGTAGACGCTTGACCACTACACGACGTTGAGCCTTCTCAAACATGTAAGGTGTACCGGCATATGGTCCTGAGTCAATATTACCAGACTCTGTTTGCCAAAACTCTTCGGCGGCATTCCATTTCTTAACGTTACCCGAGCTTACTGCATGATTCCACAGCAGCATGTCATCGGGGTAGTAGGCAGGATTTGGTGCTTCATCGTCCATTGGTGTAGCGCCGCCGCCTGCGCCGGTGGTATCACCGGCTGTGTCGGTTAGGTCAACAAACAAGCAACCGTTTTCAGTTGTTTGATCTGCCTTATCGCGAGTCACCCAATCTGAGCCATCATAAAACTTAATAACTGGATAATTTTCCATGTCATTGGTATCAATCCAAACATCACCTTGACTTGGTGAACTTGGCTCTTCTGTATTAGCTGTTACATTGTTTACAGGTTTCCAAGTTGCAACACCACCTACTGTGTCTTTGATATACATGTCAACTGTGTCACCTGCATCATACCATAGCTTGCCATCTGGGACGATACCAGTTGGAGCAGAAGCAGAAACACTTGGATTTAAACTAATCCAGGCGCTACCTGTGTAACGCTTGATAGTAAATGCAGCCGCATTTGAATCTGCGGTTTGAATATAGATGTCGTTGGTGCTTAATGCATTGCCAAACGCTGTTGTTGCTGTGGCATTATCTTGATAGGCCACCAACATGTCAACTTTGCCTGGACCAACTGATTGAAGTGTCCAGCTTTCTGTGGTAGAGTTAAACTTTTGCAGTTTGAGATTGAAACCTGCATTTGGTGTGGTTGTCTTAAACCACACATCACCCGCCACCGAACCTGTTGGAACCGAGTAGTGCGGAGCAAGAGTCACTGTCTTTGACAGGGCGGCTGAGGTCACCTTAACCCAGACACCGGCTACTTTTTTGTAGAACTCAAAAAGTTCACCAGAAACATCTACGGCATATTGACCGTTGCTGCCAGTGCCGGGTCCCGGAACACCATTAGAAGTTGAAACTGGCATGGACACCCATTTGTCTCCTGAATACTCAAAGATACCCCATGATGTCGTGTCGCTTTCAACCCAATATTGGTTGTTGGTTGGAGGACCTGCTGGAGCGGTTTCACTTGGCTCCAACTCTCCCATTTTTAAATCTGCACGAACTAGAATGGCCCGGTTAGCAATACCTAGGTAGTAGTATGCTGCTAATAGACCATACTCATTAAGTTCGTGTCCATGAATTGGTGTACCATCGACAATAGTAAATTGCGGTTCACCATACAATTGCGTCAATTCTCTCTGACTTGTAATCAGCAAGGGCTTATTGGCATAAGCTGCTGTAGTGTAAAGTGCTGTGGTACCGTCAGGTGCTGTTTTATTTTCGCGACTTGCAAAAACAATAATAGGAACCGTTCCGGTGCCAGCTGATGCGTATGCACTTTCATCAATAACCGAAACACTTACGCCTGGGGAAACTAATTGAGCCATATAAATATCTCCATATTCATTCTAGGGATTCTTATACCCTTCATGAAGATATTTAGCAGTTTTTGGTAAAAAGGGCCTATTTATTGGTTTAACTTAGATTTGTTCTTTACTGGACAATCGTTTTGAGCTGTAAATAAAGCTGGTCAACAGTGCTATTGTTATCCACAATGTAATCAAATTGGGCTCCAACCCATGCTGTTTCGCTTGCATGAATACCTAACTGTTTTAATTTAATGGCTGCTGCTGCATCGCCCTTGTTGGCATTAGCAGCTATAGCATGCCAACTTGGTAACTCGCCCCGTTGCACCCAAATCACAGTTCCGCCAGCTTCTTTAATGGCACGAATTTCATTTGGAAATCTACAATCTGAGACCACAATGCTGTCTTTGGTATTTCGTAAACGAGCTTCAAGGCTTGCAATCCAAATATCATCGTGAAATCCACGACGACAAACTTCGGTACCCCAGTATTGTAATACCCATCGCGGTGTCAATTCAGGCATATTTAGCTTTTTAGCCCACCACGAATCAACTTGTTCTCGCCATTCTCGAGCCTCTTTGGTACGCCCTTCCAAGAGTTCCCTGTCCCAACCAAAAACTGCACCAACTGCATCTTTAAGGGCGGCGGCAAATGAGTCTCTGCGGAACTTGTGGAAATTTACAAGATAATCAGCGGCTGTGTCTTTGCCGGAACTAATGAATCCCACTAACCCAATGATTTTATTCATGCTAGTATAATAGCATTATTAACGCAAAAAATCAAGAGTTTTACTTTTCGTATTTTACCGTAAAGTCAATACAGGTTCTAAACATTTGTGGCACTAGATTTTTTTCTTTGTCAATCAATCTCTTTAAATCAGCAAACTCCTCATCATAATTTGCAGCTTTGAGTGCATTTAAAACTAATTCAACACAACTGACATGCGAATCATCTGACAGATCAAATAAATCATCGTATGGTTTGCCTTGCTGCTTCAGTAATGCATCAATGATTTTGGTCCATTCCGTGTTGTCAATGTTGTTTGGCGTTAGCAAACACACCGTATCGCATGCGAATACTTTATCAAATGTAGAATAATGCACACCAACACCAGTGGCCTCTACGAACTTGAAACTGACAGTGTCTGCGGGATTGGTGATATTATCGCAATTCATCAATGCATGGGTATAGTTTGCCCACACTCCGGTTTTGAACCATGACAACAAAGAAACTATAATACCGCTGAGATAGTGCTTTTCGCCTGTTAGAATAATGTAGTATCCCTTGGCCAGTAGACGAGCAAGTTCATCTTTATCAGCTTGTGTAATATATGTTTTTTTACTCCAAGATATTTTTCCTGGCAGCATTGCAATCCAATGATATATTTTATAAAACAACGAGGAATATTTAGACATTATGCAAATATAAAGCTGAGAGGTGTGCCACCTTCAGCATAGGTTTTAAGATCTTCTTCGAGTTTTTCAATTTCGGTTTGGGCTTGGGTTATGAGGTCGGTGCCGTTCAATTGCACACCACCTTGAGGTCCTGCCAGACTGGCAAACTTACTGCGAGCCTGACCCAACATCATTTTAGCCTGTGCCAGCGCATAGTCTTTAATCCATGGACCGGAACTGGTATCGGCTAACAAATCTTCATCCGGTCTAAAATTATAGGTTTGTATAATCACCTGTTCTTCTGCTTTGAAACGTCTGTGTAACAATAGCCGTTTTGTTGTGTTTGAAAAGTTGTAGGTCACATAGGCTCCAAACATTGTGGCCAATAGTTCTCGGTGACCCATGTACAACTCAAATATGGCCATCCTACCGGCTTTGGCGTAGCTCAACAGGTACATGTTCAAGTAACCAGCTTCAAAAGGATCAAAGCCAGTGGCACCAGAACCGCCCGAACTTACTCCTCCGCTGTTTTGTCTGAAGACATTTCTAACTTCAATAACTTCGTCAGGCAGTGTATATTCATTGACATTAGGTTCTAGTGTCAAGACCATATAGCTTTCTTCGACCGCACGGCTGCTTCGCTGACGATATTTGGCAACAGCCCTGTCAATGGCTATATCGTAGTGCTCTTTGTCAAGCTCGATATCAACCATGCCTCCGCCGAGGGTGAGTTCTATAGTTTTTTGAGCTTTGTTTCTTTGGGTAGTATCTGCCATGTGGTGTCTCCGATAGTATTTACCGGAGACACCCAGGTAAAGTTACTTAATTGCGCGGAGTAAAATAGTTTCTGGACTAATACGAGCCTTTAATCTAGTTTCTACACTTCTAATAGGGTCTAAAAACTTGCGTAGCTGCGGCTTGCCAGCAATTCGAAACTTGTCCAGTACTTCTTGAGGCTTGCGTAGTTTTTTGCACACACTCAACGACTCGCTAAAACCAACAATGGCCCTGCCTTTAACAGTAAGGGTGTTAATTATCGTATCACCATGCATGTTGGCATGAAACCGCCCCAATTTGCGTGTTTTGGTATTGTAGACCCAAAGTTCGGTGCATCCAATAATATCTCGTGGGTCAATGCTGTTGAGCTTGAGCTCAACGAATTCCCTAAGATATTTCAGCTTTCGTACTAGCCTTTCCGGAGGCACTGGTTTGCGCCTGGGCTTGGCGCGAGTTGCAATCTTAGCGGCTTTATAAGCATTGGCTCCGTCAATGATGCTTTGATAAAATTTGATGGCATCCTTGGCGCCGCGCTTGCCTAGATGCTTGTATCCTTCAAGCAGTTGGGGACATTTGCCCTCAAGATACTCGTCGAGTTCAGCTACCTGACACTGGTAAATTTCTGGAATCTTTAAGGCAAACTGTGCAGACAATTCGGAAGTCTGCAAAAATTTATAGGTATCAAAATCTTTTTTGTCATTAAAATAATCGTCAACGGCTCCTTCAATTTCGCCTACTACTTCATTGAATTTTACATGTAAACGATCCTGAATCGTGTCTTTCTTGGCTTCGGTGGCTGTTGGCACAGACTTAGCAGGTGCTTGTTTAGCCAAAATTACTTCTAATTCAGCAATGCGTTTGTTAATGAATGCAAAATCTGATTTGACATCCTTAACCTTAAGGCCTACCATAAACATTCTGCATTTATAACCCAGAGTTTGTCCAAGCTGCCAGTCTGGTAGAAGACTAAACTTTTTTGGATACTCCTCGTATCCTTTGTTTATAGCACACCAATCTTCAAAAAATTTCCGAGAATCTTTTCCGTCACAAGCATAATTATACCAATTAAACGCTCGCGCTATGCGAGAGTTCAATTCCGTTGCTGTCAATGAATCTTGGTCGTCCCATGTTGGCTCTTGTCCTAGGTATTTTATATCTTTAATATTTTTAATAGGTCTGAGCTTGATCTTGCCGTCAGCCATGTATTTGGTATTACCGGCAGCTTTAACATTATGGGCAACGGGTTTTTTGGACTTTTTGGCAGTAATTTTAAATTTAGTTACTAGCGACATGGTTCTCTCCTAGGAGTATGTATCCAATGTCGTTATTATAGCTTCGTTTATACTTGCTGTCAACCAAAACGATACGATAAATAGCATGAGGATCAAATATGCCAAAGATATCACTCTGGAAAAACGCTAAAACCACAGATTATTTTTATCAGGACCGCATTATTCGCGAAGCAGTGGGTGCTGGCGGCACTTCCTTTTTGGTCCACAAATACCTTGGACCAGCAGCCGTAGAAGATGGATCTGATCCGGCAAGACCAAACTTGTCTGAGCAGGACCAGCTCAGTGAGCTGAACATGCAGGATCTGCTGTTTATGGAAAACCGCGACCGTGTGTATGACACAAGCATATACGAATTACGCGGCGCTTATAATGTAGCTGACCAAGACTTTGATCTAAGTCAGTTTGGATTGTTTTTAAATGCAGACACATTGTTTATTACTTTTCATACTAACGAAATGGTAGAAAGATTGGGCCGCAAACTCATGGCTGGTGATGTTATTGAAGTTCCACATTTGAATGATGACCTGCTGTTAGATGCCACAGCCAAGAGCATTAATAAATTTTATGCTGTTCAAGATGCAAGTCGTGCAGCCGAAGGTTTTGGTCCAACTTGGTGGCCACACCTTTGGAGAGTCAAGGTATCGCCAATCAACGATGCACAAGAGTATCGCAGTATCTTAGGCAATCCAGAAGATCCTGACAGTTTGAAAAACGCTCTAAGCACTTATCAAACTGAAATAAAAATTGACAAAGCAATTTTAGCTAGTGCAGAAACATTTACACCGGGTGTGGGATATCCGGCCGGACATCCTAACACTGCTGCTGATGAACCAACTTATATTCCTCAAATTAATGTAATGAAATCTGGTGGTATCAGTGACAATACGGTAATGACCAAAGAGTTGGCTGCATCGCGAGGAGACACTACAGATGTTCCAACAGGATTGACATTTCCCAGCAACCCAAATCAAGGGGATTTGTTTATTCGTGTAGACTTTACACCAAACAGATTGTTTTCTTATCGAGGAACTAGATGGCACAGAGTACTTGATGTTGAAATTGCTGATTGGAGAGCCAACACTGTCAATGCCGGTAGCTTTATTCAAAATAAAGCAAATACCACCACTAATAGTTTTGGAACCGAGAGTACCACCATAAAAAGCCAGCAGCCGCTAAGTCGAGTATTCACTAAACCTAAACCTAAGGCGGACAATTAATGAGTCAACAGGTATATTTTTATGATCAGCAAATTCGCAGATGGTTATTACAGTTCATGCGACTGTTCAGCGGTTTCAGTGTAAAAATGGGCAAGGACGGCGATGGCGCCGATTATTATCATCAGGTACCGGTGAGGTATGGTGATACTACTCGTATGAGCCAACATATTCTTCGCAAGAACAGTGAAAACACAATTCTAAGTGTGCCGGCTATCAGTTGCTACATTGCTGAACTACTGCCAAACGCCGAGCGCAGAATGTCACCTACCTATCAAGAGACTGTGCAAATCTATGAAAAACTATATGATGATACTACAGGTACCTATCAAGACAAGGTAGGTGAGACTTATTCGCTCGACCGTCATTCACCGATTCCTTATGACCTAACAATCACTGTTGATGTATGGACTAGCAACACCGAGCAAAAACTACAGCTACTTGAACAAATTTTATTATTGTTCAATCCCAGTGTTAACTTGCAGAGCAGTCAAAATCCATATGACTGGACCAGTTTGGCTGTGGTTGAACTTATTAATATCACATGGACTTCGCGAGCAATTCCGCAAGGCACTGACGACATTATTGATGTGTCCAGTTTAATTTTTCAACTGCCTATCTTTCTAACTCCACCAGGCAAGGTCAAGAGACAGGTACTCATTCACAGCATTTTAAGCAATGTGGGCGCAGACTTTGGATTCATTGACGACATTATCATTAACAGCAATTTCCAAAGTCGCCAATGGATTACATTTAAAGATAGACACATACGAGTCACTGACTCGTATGTTCAGTTATTAAACAAGGACAATTCTATTGTTGATCCCGAAACAGGCGTAAATCTAAGTTGGAAATCACACTTTGACAACTATGGTGGTATCAATGACGGGATTACAGAAATAAGGCTTAAATTAGGCAACATTGATAATCCGCAAGAAGTTCATCTTACAGTGAGTCAAGTTACAGGAAACCCCAATGTTCTTAGTTATACAATAGACAATTCTACTCTGCCTGCCAATACTATTGCAATTGTTAACGGTATAATTGATCCCACTCGCGGTGCGCCCGGTGACGGGACTATTCCTGCGGCGGCAAATGGCCAACGATATCTGCTTGTTGATAGCGTTCCGCAAAACGGCCTATGGGGCGGACTAGTTGCAGATGCCAAGGATATCATTGAATACAATGGAACCAATTGGGTGGTAAGTTTTGACGCCAGCGCCATCATTGGCACAGCATATACAGTAAACGCAAATACCATGAAAAAATTATTCTTTGATGGTAACGAGTGGTCGGTGGCAACTGAAGGAATTTTTGATCAAGGCTATTGGAGAATTGTTAACTAATTACTAGATTATGAGAGCAGTCGGCGCACTTATTCTAAGTCAAAATACACAACGGGTTCTAATGCAACTTAGAAGTCCCGGAGAGTCCCACAGCATGAGTTGGGGACTATGGGGAGGTAGGCTAAATGTCAACGAGGGTGATTTAAATGGCCTCAAGCGAGAGCTGTGCGAAGAACTAGGTTACCCCGGCGTACCTGATACTGTAGGCATGAGTCATGTCTATACTTTTACCAGCCGCGACTATAGATTTAGACATGTTAGCTATTTGATTTTATGCAAAGACGAATTTACGCCAACAATAGACAGTGAAAGTTCAGGATATTGCTGGGTTGACCTTTGGCATTGGCCACAACCATTGCATAAATATACTGCTAAGATGTTTAGTAGCCGAGGATTTAAAAATGCACTAGAAGGGTTATTGCGTAATGTTAAGGCTAATTAAATTTGAACCGCAAGCACCTGCACACTATACTGGACCACATCGACAACTTGAGTTCCAGCAATGCTGGCGTCCGTGGTTAAACAATCCGTGGTTAAACAAAATCTATAAAAATTCCGTTTGTTATACTGAGCGGTGGTATCTCGAGCTGAGAAAAATGATACTTGATTACAACTGGAAACATCCATTGATATACAGTATTACTGGGGATGTTGAATTAAAAAAATCTTTAGTAAAGAGCACTGTGCTTGATGGTGCTATGTTTCGAGATATTGTTAACGATCCTCTATATCCCGAGTATCATGTATCTGCCAGTATTAATCTAAAAAAGACCAACCGATGGTGTGCATTTTTTATTAGCCTTCCTAATTCACACGAAACTCTTGTACACCTAAATGGCCCATTAAGCGACTGAGATCTAGGTCACACCAAATTTTAAATCCATGGGCAGTTAACAATTCACTAAATCCCATATCTTCGCCTTGCCAAGTTGATGTTGCCGGATGCCAAATTAGCGGAAAATGTGGACCGGGCACACGATCAATGACTGACGCTTTGAGCAGCAAACATCCCAAGCCGGTGTAATTTATTTGCACAAGTCCATTACCAGTGATATCTACTGGTTCAACTGGATTTATATTATGGAAGGCTGTTGGATGAAAAGGCGGCACACGCTTAGAATAAGTGGCACAGACAACTTCTTTTTTGTGTTCAAGTAATCTGACAATTGTGTCTTCTGGGAAAGTCATGTCGCTGTCAAACCACATAATATGATCAGCATAATGTTTTCTAATAGCTGTATCCAGTAATACCTGCCGCTGGTTGCTCAAGACTGTACCAGCGTCCATATCAAACACTACTGGAATGCTTTGTGCTTCTGTGAAACGAATTGCATTTATTAAACAGAAAGCAAATTCAGCATGAACCAATCCGTTGGTTGGAACGCATATGACTACTTGTTCGCTTAGTTTAGTTGGCGAATCATAGCGATCAAATAAGTTTTTGCCAAACATTACTTGTTAATTTACATCGTTTGTAGATGTAGGTGTATTTGTCAAGTTGGCTTTTCTTTCAGCCTGCCTGGTCACTTTGCTGATGACATTTAAAAAATACTGACATTTTGTTATTGCTTCTTCATATAGCTCAGCCGGAAGCTTTAACATTTGTCCCATATTTTCTGCTGTGGTTTTCTGAACTAAAGCTTCAATAGCTGCTTTTCGTGACAATTCCTCAACCCAATATCGAGGTTCAGCATCCTCAAGTTCCTTTGCAATATCATCGCCAATGTTTGTTTTAACATCATTAATCTTGGCAGCAATAATATTCATCTCTGCTAAAATAGCGGTCTTTTCCAAGTCATTAGTGGACTTTACATATTCTGTGTTTAAAAATTCAATGTCTCGACATAGCGCGATCAAGAATCTAGGGCCTTCTTGATTTGAAAATAAAAAATTTTCTCTTTCAAACTTAGTACGGTATGGTACTTTAGATAAGATTGATCTTGCAGTATACAAAATATCATTTTGTTGAAGTGGCACAGTAAATTCCTCCTGTTATGAAGTATATATCATATTATAACCATAAAATTTAACCAAAAGAAAAGGGACAATTTGCCCCTTTTCTTTGTGTGCCACAAATTTGTTATGTATTGTAAGGAACTGTTCTTCCACCAAAAGTGCCACTAAGGCTAACTGCACCTGAATTAATACCAATATGTCCACCAAGCGTGCCTCTTAGATAGATGTTTGATCCTGCACCAGGTGTTGAGTTCGAATAACCTTTACGCACATTGGTAAATGTAATCTGCGATCCGGTTGCTGGAAGAATTGGCATAGTTTATCTCCTTGTTTCCGGCTTTCAATGTAAAGTTCTAGCTTTCACCTCTTGGCGAAGTGCTTCAATCATTGCCTGTTGCTCTTTGATTGCTTCAACTAACACTGAAACTACTTTGTCATAACGAATGGTCTTGTAACCTTCCAGTGCAGATTCGGTTACCAATTCTGGCATAACTGCTTCAACTTCTTGAGCCAGTAAACCAATTTGGTTGTCAAACTTCTCAACACCTAAGCTAGCAGCCAGTTCGTTTGCACGATATGTGTAGCCACCAATTGCCATGACCTTGTTCAAAGCCCCTTGAATTGGAGCAACATCTGTCTTCAGTCGTTCATCAGAGTAATAAGCTGTAACTTCACCAGTTGCACGAATATCACCGGTTACCGTAAATGTACCCGAGTACGAACCGCTCATGGTCAGTGTGCCTGTGCTGGTGATTGTGCCACCCGACAAACCATTGCCTGTTGCAACAGAAGTAACACCAGAACTTGTAACGTATCCTGCACCATTGGTTAGTTGGTTGGTGTTTGTTACATTAGTGGCACCTGAAGCAATGCCATCTAATTTAGATTTGTCAGAAGCACTCATTGAACCGGCTGCTCCAGTTGTCGCGGCACTAATACTGATTGTTGGTGTTGTGCCACCTGACGATGAAATTGGAGACGAACCAGAAACGGCTGTAACACCAGAACTTGTAACGTATCCTGCACCGTTGGTCAGTTGGTTTGTGTTGGTAGGAATAGTGAATACACCAGTTGAGCTGTTGTATGCACCAGAACCTGCTGTGAAACTCACTGCGGCTCTTGCACGAGCATCTGTGTAGTACAAGTTGCCGCTTTCGCTGACTGCACCTGTGTTGATCGATCCAGAACTACCTAAACTAATTGATGTACCGTTAATTGTGATACTGCTATTAGCTAAAGAACTGT